AACTGATAATAGAAAGAAAGTAGAAGACTTAAAACTATTAAGAAATGTACTTGACCAAAATCATGGAAGTACATTAGAGCACGTATACTTAACTTATGCAATAATTAATGCAAGTAGAAGTTATCTTGCTCAACAAACAAGACATAGAATGATGAGCTATACTTCAAGTAGTCAACACTATATAGACCATACAGAAATGTCTGATGCAGAAGTACCTGTAGAAATATTAGAACTAGATAACCCAGAAGTAATTGATTTCTATCTTGGTGCTTATAAAGATGTTAAGGAAGCATATAATACTTTAATAAGTAAATATGGTATTGACCATTCAGTAGCAAGACAATTACTTCCTAATGCACAAAGAAACTTACTTATAGTAACAGCTAATATAAGAAGTTGGATTAACTTTATGAATCAAAGAATCTGTAATAGAAATACCTCTGAGATTCAATATATAGCTTATCTATTAAGAGAAGATATGAAAAAGATTATTCCTACTTGCACAGAGTATATGGTACCAGACTGTGTAAGTTTAGGACATTGCACTCAAAAGGCAATGAGTTGTGGACAAAAATGGACTGAGGAACACATGGAAGAACTATTTGGTGGCTTAGTTCAGGGTGAAGAAAACCCTCTCCACCAAAAGAGGCTCATTAGAAAATGATTAATATAGATAAAGTAATCGATGAATATAATGAGACTCTTGAAGAAAGAATTACAAAAGAGCAATTAAAACAGCAATTTGAGAGTAAATTAAAAGAGGGTACTAAGAACGATACTATTACTGTATCAACAGCAGATAGTAATATAAGTTTCTATCAAGTATTAGATGAGAATGGAAATCCTCCAGAGATTCCAAGTAGTATAACTACAATAGCTTCTTATGGAGAGATAACTACTCCTACTATAAAAGAGACAGACCAAACAAGAATAATTAAGTTTATGGCTAATGACCTGCTTAATGCACTAGGTCTTCCTCCAAGAGATAAAGATAGAGAAGTAGAACTTAAAGTTAAGATAATAGGACGAGACTGTGATAGATATGGTTGTCCTATAAATATAGATTAAAATAAAGCATTTTAAGGCACTTTAAAGCCAAAATAGTATATTTATATTAAATAGACTAAAACAAGCTTATAAAGTGCCTTAAATCAATTCTAGGAGTATATTATGGAACTAAGTAGAAGAGAATATAATAATTTAAAAGAAATATCAAAGAATACAAGTAAAAAAGAATTTAAGAAGTTAGTTAAGAGAATAAAGAATAATAAAGTTAAAATAAATATAACAAGAACAGTCTTTGTAGATATGGATAATACAATAGCTGAGAATACAACCTGTAGAGATATTAAATACTATAAAGGTCTATACCTAAATAAAAGACCAATTAGAATCGTAATAGATGCAATAGAGTATTTATATTCCAGGTCTGAGATAGTAATAATATCTAAAGCTTTAGGAGGAAACTCAGGAAGATTAGAGAAGTTAAGGTGGATAGAAAAGAATATGTCCCTACCTAAGAATACTAAATGTATATTCCTAACTGAACAGGAACCAGCTACAAAGAAAGCAGATATAATAAAAGAATATTGTAAGAAGAATCATATTGATATTAAAGATGTATTACTAATAGATGATAATAAGAAGACATTACAAGCTTGTGATAAGAAAGGAATACCTGTTAAATATCCTCAACAAGTAATATGTGATTACCAGGAACAGAATTCATATTATTAATTAGGAGGAGTGAATATGGATGAAAAGACAGTAAAGCTATCTACAATGCAACCTTATGACTGGGACACAGATGAGGTATCCTGGAGAGAGATATTAAAGTTTGTAACTGAGGAATTAAATAAAGATAATTACTTCTATATAATAGCAGACGATGAGAATATCTATCTTAAATGGAGAACAGATGGAAGAGTCTTTGCAACAGTATATACAGAGAAAGTAATAGAAATCATAAAATATATAAAGGAGGAACATAGAAGATGAGAATAAGAATAATTGATTTTGGATTAGATGATGTATGTAAGAGACCAGAAAGAAAGAGACCAATAGGAGACTGTGGCTATGATTGCTATGCAAGAGAGACTACAGTAATTCCAGCGCACGGAGCTGCTAAAGTACCACTAGGTTTTGGAATGATAATACCTGAAGGTTATACAGCTTATATGCACAATAGGGGAGGAACATTCCTAAGAGGTCTATCAGTGGGAGATGCTTTAATTGACCTTAACTATCGTGGTGAAGTAAATGCTTTAATGCAAAATATAACTGATGAAGATATTACTATTGAGAGAGGAGAGAGACCTTGCTCTATGGTCTTAACACCTAATATAGATATTGACTGGATGGATGAGGAAGAAGAAGTCAAAGTACTTAAACTTTTAAATGGAGAAGAACGAGGAAGTAAAGCCTTCAATAGTTCTGGAAGATAATAAATGATATTAGACCCAAGTGAAAAGATATTCCTAGTTCCTATGGGGAAAAGGAAAGATAAACCTATATATGCACAGTTTAGATTCAAACCATATACACAGATTCAGGCTATGCTAGACGAGTATAATGTTCCTTATGAGATGGATACAGAAAGGTTTAAACACGTATTATTAATTAATTCTAATATACAAGGAATGGTCTGGTATAGAATACCTTGTAATGACCCAGAGCTTCCTAATAGGAAGTATCATCAGTTTATCTTTACTTCTGATATAATAGATAAGATATGTAAAAGATACCATATAGAATTAGAAAGGAAGGAGGAAGCTGAGTGGAAGAGAATAGCGTAGTACAGGAGACTTCACCAGTTCAAGCTATCTGTCCAGGTTGTGGAGTAGAAATACTAGAAGTAGAAAAGCTACCTGAAGGTCGTGAGAATGAAGTATACACTTGTCCTAAATGTGATACTTCATTAGGTGTAGGATTTAGAGTAACTAAGATTCAAGAGAACATACCTGTATAGTATGTTCTTTTAAATTGGTAAAAAATGACAAAAACTATTTACAAAATTGGTGAAATATGGTATATTATATACAACGAGAGGAGATGTAGGTATTCTATGACTAAGAAAATGAGTGATGAATTACAGGTCAAAATAGATAGAATGGGAAGAATACAAGTACCTAAGCCAATAAGAGATAAACTAGATTTATATACAAATGAGTGGCTAAGTGCAGAAGTAGGACCTGATTATTTAATAGTTAAGAAAAAGGTAATGCAACCATCTGACCCAAGACGAACTATTGAGTTTAGATTTGATGACCTAAGAAAGTCAAGAATAGATAAGAGAAAGAAAACCTATCAACCTGGAACCTATGTCAAATGTCTTTCTATGGAAGCTGACGAGAATCCTATCCCACAAGATATGGTCGGAATAGTAAGAGGTGTTGATGATATAGGGTCAGTACATATTGACTGGATTAATGGAAGGAGTGTAGCTTCCTTAGATATTCCAGGAGATGCTTTAGAGGTTATTTCAGAAAAAGAATATAAAAGTTATAAGAGTTAATGTTCAATAAACATTAACTTAGCAGATATAATTTGTTAGTTCTTCTATAATAGTTTTTCAATAAGAATACTATTATCTCCTAATTATCTAAATATTATACTAAGAATTATATTTGCTAAGTTAGTGCTTATTGGAAAACTAAGTACTAAAGAGGTGTAGGAGGTAGTATGAAAAAATATTACATAAGTCATAATACCAATCAAGAAGAGAAGAAACACAATATAGACCTTTATAATAAGGTAAGGACCAAAGGAAATTGTCTTGAAGGAGAATGGAATGGAGATTATTATGTATCTACATTCGAGTATCTTGATAAGATATATGAGCTTTGGGACAATATGGAGTATGGTATTATGTCAGAAGTAGTTGAGTATGAAAGGAGTGAATACTATGAAAGACACACAATTTAAAGAAGCATTAGAAAGAATGGAGATGCTTGGCTTATCAAGCCAATGTATTAGTGCATTTAAGAAAGGAAAAGTATGGGAATCTGAAGGTATGGGAGCTCTATATGAAGTTAATGAAAGAGAACAAGGCTTCATAGATAAGTTCCAAAATGACCATAAAGGTTGTTTAGTATACCACATGATTCATAACTTCTTTGAATTTGGAGAAGTATATTCAATGTTCTATGTATCTAATGACGTAGAAGAGTGGGAACAAGACCGTCTTGATATTAAAGAAGGTTATCCATTTGTATATGCTTATAATGTTGATGAACCAATGTTCTCAGACTTTGGAGGTATTGCTGTTCAAAAGTCTATTGGTGGTTTAAGAAGGATTGGTTAATATGGAAACGAATTTAAGAGGGGTTAAAGAAATGGCTAAGCTACTTACAGAATATCCAATACAACCATCAGGTAGTGCTAAAAGTGGGCTAGGAAGTATCTTCCTTTCCCACCCGATATATAGAGATAGAATAGTAGCTATGCCTACTGAGAAGACAGAAGAAAATCCTGTTGGCCTTGACTTACTTGATATAACATTACTTGAGAATCAACCAAAGATAATAGAAATGTATAAGCATGCTATTGATAAACAAAAAGATGCTTTTGGTGTATTTATGATTATTAATAAGCCTTATTCTGGATTCTTCTTTAAATTAGTTAAAGACTATCTTAGTACTGAAGACTATACTTTATTACTAGAAAATTTATGGACTAGTATGGAGTATCCTAATTCAGATAAGAATGTTAGTAAGAAAGAGTGGATAAGCTTTTGGAAGAAAGCTGACCTAAGTCTTATATATAATAATGAGGACCTTGAATTATTAGCAGGTCTTCCAGAAGAATTCTATGTATATAGGGGTCTTATGGAAAGAGCTAAACTACAAGCTTTATCTTGGACATTAGATATAGGAAAAGCCACTTGGTTTGCTAAACGTTTTGGACATAATGGTAAAGTCTATAAAGCTAAGTGTAAGAAAAAAGATATATTAGTATATCTATCTTGTAGAGGAGAGTCTGAAATTGTCGTTGATTGGAAGAAACTAAAAGATATTGAGGAGGTAAGTTATATATGAAATATGAATTAGTTGATTTAAGAAGCAAGACAGCAAAGGATGTTAAAACAGATTTTAAGAAATTTTATGAGGACTGGCTATTTACTTGGGAAGGAATGTTAGTTGATGAAGAAAACCTTAATGCAATAGTTAAGGAATTAAAACTTAAAAACCCAACATTTTATGTATGGTCAGGTAGACAAATGAACTCTGTTTATGGTTTAAAAGGAGATAATGCCTACCCTATGACACTATCTTTCTTGGGAATAAAAGATTTACAAGACCCAGGATTAAAGATGCGTTATGGTGCTAGATGGTTTACTGATATAGTAGACAATAATCGTAGACATAATAGATAATGGGTAAAGTTAGATATTGCAACTTATGTGGAGAAGTCTCTGATACAACAGGTAAGTATTGTCAAAAATGTTATATGTATTTAAAGATACACCCAGAAGGAGTATACAAGCTTCCTCCAAAAGGAGAAGTGCATTATGCTCCTAATGGGGACCCAATATGTCATATCTGTGGTATGGCTTATAGGAAGTTAGGAAATCATATAGCATTTAGACATCACCTAACACAAGAGGCATATAGAGAATTATTCAATTTATATCATAATACGAAGTTATCAAATGATGAGTATAAGGAAACAATGAGAGAATATAACAAACGAGATTATGATAAAGTAGTTAAAGAAAACCTTATTAAAGGTGGAGTTCATACTAGGACCACTAATCAGATTCTTCCTGGAAGAAGACTTGGTGGTTATATAAAGGAAAGTATATATAAGGAGGGAGTACTTAATGAAAATAAAAGTAATTAGAACTTATGATAAAGGTATATTCGAGACCGAATTATCTAATATGTATAAGGACAATAGTATTAAAGATGTTCAAACTCATACAGAAAGTCATGAGGAAAGAGGACATTTCTTAATCTACTATATAGCAATAGTATTCTATTATCCAAGATATGGAGAAGGACTTGTTAAGGAATTAGGATTCACTAATAGAACTTCTAATGCCTTATGGAGAGCAGGAATAGAAACTATAGACCAATTAAAAGAAGCTATGTATAGTGGTAGAATTAAGAGAGTTCGTAATCTTGGAAAAGTTTCAATGGAAGAAATAGAAGCTAAGTTAGAACAATTATAAGGAGAAAATTCATAATATATACTGAGGAGTGATATATTATGGAAAGAAATAAATTTGGGGGCAACTGTTATCTTGAAGACATTAATTCAATTATGTCTAATAATGCAAGAAGAGCTAAGTTAAATTATTCGCATAAACAAGAGAACAGGTGGAATATGTGGACCGATAATGGTGGAATGACTTTATCATTTGTACTAAATAGAGGTCTTTTTATTCCATCAATTTCTGGAGTAAGAACACTTACACTTGAAAAGTTCTATTCTAAAAGCCCTTCTGATGTTGATTCTTGGGTAAGAGCTGATGTTAGAATGTACTTAGAAACTGTTAAGAGATATTTAATAGACCTTGATGCTAAATTAGAACAAGAAGGTTATGAGAAATATATGAAAGCTTATTATGAGTCTATGAGAATGATAGATGAAGAATCTGATGTTCAAAGATATAATAGACTTAATAATGAATTCTTAACTGAAGAAGAATATAGACAGATGTGCCCAGAGCCAATAGAAGAATTAAGGGAAGAGGTTGATTCTCTTACTAAGGTCCTAAAACCTAGAAGAGTTAAAAAGAGTAAAGAGGTTCCAGGTCAATTAAGTTTATTTGACTATATGGACGGAGGTAAGACAAGATAATGGACTATATTGTTTCATTTGATAATATAGAATCTGTGGAATATATGGAAAAAGGAATTCCTATTACACAGTTCTTAATCAATACTCATTTAATTCCAAATAACCTATTAAAGAAAGATGATAGAGTACAAATAAATGGTAAAAATTACCTTGTTATAGATATTATCTTTCTTGATATAATAGGAAACATAATCTTGAAATGTGTTGAGGAGGAATAAAAATGGACACAAGATTTGAGAAACCAATGTTAGCAAAAATAAAAGATGATGTAGAACACCAAGGTATTGGTGGAAAAATGATAGTTATTGAAAGAGCAGATACAATAAGTTATGTTCTTGATTATAACTTAAATAATATGACCATTGGACTTCATAACTTTGTAATGAGAAGACCAGATATATTAGACGAGGAACACGAAGATATGAAGTTATATTATGGACACGTAGGGACACTCGGTTATTTTGTAGCGGAGGATGAGTTAGTTGAAGAACCTAGAGAAGTATCCTGGGACGAAGCTTATAAATACCTACAATAATTTAAAGGAACTATACTATAAAGATAAGTATCATATAGAGTATTTGGACAAAATAGCTGAATATATTAGACCTGAATACCTAGATTTATATTCAAATATACTTAATATGAGTTTAAATGTACCTATTTCAGACGAAATGAAAGAGACCTATAAAATATCTATCTTAGTATTAAACGAGTCCCTATGGCCAAAAGAATGGCTTTTAAAGCTATATAAGGAGGAATAAACAATGAAAGATATAGGAATAGCAAGACCTGTTGATAGACTTGGTAGAATAGTAATTCCAAAAAGTATTATCAAACAGCTTGACATAAAGAATGGTGAAAAGTTAGATATTTATTTAGAAGGTACTAGAATCATATTAGAAAAGACAATAAAGAGATGTGCTTCCTGTGGAAGTGAAGATAACTTAGCTGCTTGTGGAGATATAATATTATGCTTTGACTGTGCAGATAGAATCTCAAAGAATATTCTATCTCAGAGAGAAGACTAATGAAGAAACCTGTATATAGACATTTTGGAAGTAGTAAATTTGATAGAGAATTATTTAATCCTATAAGTAATAGACTATTCTCTAATAAACCATTTGGAGGACTATGGGCTTGTCCTGTTGAAGACAAAGATATAGACTGGGAAGAGTGGTGTAGAAGAGAAGAGTTTAACTTAGAATCATTAGAAGAACATTTTGATTTTACAATTAAAGATGATTCTAAGATTATGGTCATAAAAGATATTAAGGACCTTGATAAGCTTCCAAGAATTAAGAATTCTGAGTTTATATTAGAATATGATACAATGAACTCTAATATTGATTTTGAAGAGTTAGCTAAAGAGTATGATGGTATTATGGTTTGGATATATCGTAGTAGTGATATAGACCTTACTAGAATGACCTTTGATGGTATTTATTATAGAATGTATGGTTGGGATGTAGATACCTTAGTAGTATTTAATCCAGATATTATAGAGGAGTGTTAATATGAATATAAATGAACAAATCTTTGAGAAGATTGAAGAATTAAGAGAATTGCTTAGAAATAATGTAAGTACAAAAGATGAAAAGATTCCAAGAGCTGAAGATTTATCTAAATCAAAGCTAGATAAATTTTTTGATATAGATATATTCTTTTCAAGAAAACCAGGAATGAGAAGAAGTATTCAATTGGTATCTTCTGGGACAGATAAACCAGAGAATGTACAACTATCCTGTATGACAGCTTTATGTAGTTTGTGTGATACAATGGTTTCTAATAGAGAACTTAATATGTCTGAGAAAGAAATTATAATTGCTTTCTTAGGCTGGATGGAACAACATAGAATGTGGTTTAAAGACCTAAATAAGAAAGATTTAAAGATAATTCAAATGTAGTGGTAGAAAATACCACTACTTTTTTCATATAATATAGTGGTATAATAAATACTGGAAAGGAGGATAACTTTACTAAGATGAATGAAACCGCTAAAAGTTTGGCAGATAAAGGATATCTATCAGCTTTTATAGCGAATCACTTAAATATTCGTTATAGAGATTATCTAGCAATGAAGAGTAATCTTGCAGAATTAAGCAATTCTACAAATGATAAGATTATAAATGGAGTTAAGATGCTTCTTACTAACTGTGAGTGTTATTTAAAGAATCAAAAGAATCTACTTAACTCAGCCAAGGGACTTGCTTATACTGGAACACTTTATAAAAAGATTAGAAAAGTATCACCCGAGATAATAGAAAGTTATTCAGCTTGGGACCAAGATACTATTAAAGATTTTCTTTATAAATTAGAGAATGCTAAAGGTAAGAATGAATTTGAATTAAGAGATAATGATTTATTAATTCTATATAATATTTATTCTCATCAAGGGTCATTTAATTATGTTCAGTATAAGGAAGATACTAATATTAATGTAGATAATGAATACGAATATTTAAGAGACTATTTTACTATTAATTCTCTTGATACAGAGATAGCTAGACTTGGTTATAAGAGTAGAAGAGAATTTGCAAGAGAATCTGGAATATCCTTAAATAGAGTTCAGAGAGTAGCAAATGGTGATTTTAATATCAATAATAGTAGAACTAAAAGTCTTTTAAAAGAAGTTTATGAATTTGTTATGAATACTAAAAATAAAAAGAAGAAAACTAAGAAGACCTATAAAAGTTTCAGATGGAATCAATTATCTGAGGAAGAAAGAGAATGGTATCTTACTTTTGATTTCAATAGTGTAATAGACAATAGATTTGGTTATAAACAAGCAAGTATTATAAAATTATTAAATAAGCTTGGTTTTGATGAGCAGTATTATAGCACTTGGTGCAACTTATCAAAACATATAACTGACTATGGTAATTATATATTGGTTAAAGCATTATATAATTATGTTCATAAGTTAGACCTAATTGACGTTAATATTGAGCAAAAAACTATTGAATCTAATAAAGTACAGGAGGAACCTATGGAAGAAATGAGTTTAGCTGATATAGGTGTTGAGCTAGAAATTCAAAGAATGTCTCAACCAGACTATCAGCCAGAAGGACCTATTTATTTAGATGAAGTTCTTGAAAAAGAAAAGAAAGAACTTAGAGAACTCCAAGTTTCTAAAATGCTTAAAGATGAACAAGAAGAGTTAGAGAAACTAAGAGAACTTAAAGCTCTAAGGGAAGAAAAAGAAAAACTAAAAAAAGAACTTGGACTTATCTAAGTTCTTTTTTTATATATTAAGATAGAGGTGATTATATGAGTTTGTATCATAAAATTGTTAGTAATTTATGTGAAATGGACCACGAAGATAAGCCAGAAGATTATACTTATGCTTCACCTATGTTTGATGATATATTCTTAAATGGTGATTACTTAAAGTCAGATTCAGGAATTAAAGTTGTATATAGAAAGTATGATGAAGATACACACGAAATAAAACCTGTAGGATTAGATAACTATTACTGGGCAAGTTCAAGAGATGGAGAAGTCTGGAAGATAGTTTATAATAGACAAATAGTAGATGAAAAAGAAGGAAGACCAATAGACATAGCGAAGTATATAGGAAACTTAAATGAAGAATAAGGAATGATAATATGGAAGAAACTTTAGAGCAAAGTAAAACAGAAAAGTTATTTGAACGAATTGCAGATTTTAGAGGAATAGGAAAAGAAGCTAAATTAGTAAGAGAAGTAGTTCCAATAGAAACCTGGTTAAATGAGGAATTCTATTCTGGACCATCTTCTAGTCAGTTATATCCTTATTGGAAGAATGCTATTATAAAGGTATTTAATAGTCCTAAAAGAATAAATGAAGTAATTATAACAGGTTCAATTGGAACAGGTAAATCAACAGCAGCTATTTATATGATAGCATATAGACTATATGAGCTATCTTGTTATTATCCACCACAAGCATTATATAACTTAATGAATAACTCTAAGATTCTATTTGCTTATTTCAATATAACAAAAGACTTAGCTGGTCAAGTTGGTTTCTCACAGTTAAGAGACTTAATAGATACAATACCATATTTCCAGAATATCTTTAAGAGAAATGAAAGAATAAACTCTATACTAGAATGGCCTCAATCAAGAATCTATATGAAGCCAGCCTCAACTAGTAATGATGTTTTAGGTATGAATCTAATCTCATTCTTTGTTGACGAGGCAAACTTCTTTAAGGGTGATGGAGTATCTAGTACAGGAAACAGTATAAATGATGTTCAATCAAAAGCCAGAATACTTTATAATTCTGTTAGGACTCGTGGTAAATCTCGTTTCGTTGTTAATAATGAAGACTACACATTTAATGTCCTTGTATCTTCTAGTATGTATGAATCATCATTTACGGAAGACCGAATCAAAGAATCAGCCGGAGAAGATAATGTTATGGTCTTTGATGCTAAGATATGGGAAGTTAAAAATGTAGATACATATTCAAAGGAAAGATTTGTAGTCTTCTCTGGGAATGAATTAATAGACCCTGTCATTTGTAATAGTGTTGCTGAGGTAAATTATATTAGAGCGCATTATCGCTTACCAGAAGTCAAATGTGATACTCCAAACGAGGCGATACAAGATATACAGGACTATGATATTAAGAAAAGGTTTATAGAAGTACCTATGAACTTTAAGAAAGAGTTTGAAGGAAATATAATACAAGCTCTTCAAGATATAGCTGGTGTTCCAGTAGCAGCTACTGGTAAGTTATTCTCAAATAGAGATTCTTACGCAAAAGCTCTTACTGATGAAGAAAGTCCATTTACTCAGGACCAAATAGTTATATCTACTAATGCTAATACAACAATTCAAGATTACTTTAAGAAAGACTGGAGACCAAAAGACCTAGCTAAGAAAAGATTTATACATTTCGACCAAGCTACTTCTGGAGACTCTTATGGGGCAGCTCAATGTTATATTGATTCTGTAACGTATGATGAATATGGTCTACCAAAAGTAAATATAAAGTTTGATTGGATGATAAGAATAAACCCACCTAAACCACCACATAAGATAGATTTAGCTAAGGTAAGAAGTATTATACCTTGGCAAGAGAAGATGTTTGGAATTAGCTATGGTATGATTTCATACGATACCTTCCAGAGTGCCGAAGCAGTTCAAGACCTAGATAAATCAGGCTATCCTGTCCAGTTTAGGTCTGTAGATAAATCAGATAAAGAATATTTAGATTTAACTGAATTATATTATCAAGGAAGGATTCACCATTATAGAAATGAATGGTATGAGAAAGAACTATTTAATCTTAATTGGTATAGAGCACAAGGTAAGGTAGACCACCCAAGTGTTAAAGAAGGTGGAACAAAAGACGTATCAGATGCCGTATGTGGTAGTGTTGCAAACGCCCTTGAGTATCCAGCTGTAGAGGAGATTCAAAGAGAATCTGATATAGATTGGTTCTTAAAAGGAACAAGTACAGAGAATAATTTCTTAAATGATAGAGAAGAATTATTAAATGGCTTTGGAAATATATATTAAAATAAAGGAGGTAATAATATGCAAAAACCAATGTTAGAAAGTATAAAGACAATTCTAAAAGAATGGGACTCTTCAAGAATATTAGATGCAGGCTTTGAAGCAGCTGAATTAATGGGAGAAGACCCAGACTGGTCAGATATTATAGATACTATGTTAGATAAAATTTCAGATAAAAACTTTAAAAAGTATTTAAAAGATATAGGAATGACAGAGGAAGAATTTAATGATGGTCTATATGAAGCAGACCCTGATTCTATTATTTCTGGTTTAGAAGAATACTTAACAGATAAAGATATTAAAGATATAGTAGATAGTTTCCCTTCACCTGAAGAAGAGGAAGAAGAATACTATGATGAGGAAGGAGATGAATAGTATGAAACTAACTGAGAGCCAAAAGATATTAAAGAATATAAATACAAAAGTTATAAATGAAGGGCTTAGTGAAGATGATAGTTTTTGGATTGTTGAACAAGTTGAAGGAGCAATGAATCCTGTATTTGAAGCAATAGACAAAAAGTTTGGTACCGAAATGGGTTATGATAGTGAATTCTGTACTAGATTATGTGAAGATATAGAAGAACAATTAGAAGAGTGGATTGATTATAATTCTGATAATGGAGAGGATGAGGAATAATGAAGAAGCTAACTGAAAGTATATTAACTAATCTTAATGAGTCAACTGATGTTTCTTCTTTTGATATATCTTCTACTAGTCCTTTTATGAAGGTAATATGTGATGTAGCTGGTATTAGTCCAGAAGAAGTTAAAGAATGTATTGGTTATGTCTTTAATGACTTTGAACCAGAAGACTTTATATTAGAAATGAATGATGGTACTGGAAGACTTGTTAATATTAATAGAAGCAAGGTAGAATCATTTAATTCTAAACAAGAAGCAATAGAAAAACTATTTGGAGATGGAGGAAATTATATCTTCTAATAGTGTAAGGTTTGTGTAAAGTTTAGGGACCAAGTGTAAAGTTTCTCAATTTCACAAATTTAAAAAATTTTTTCGAGAGTTTGAACTCCACAAAGCCTTATAAAATAAGGCTTTTACTTTTGAAAATGAGTGTAAAGTGCTTTACGCCAACTTTATTTATTTACAGTTTTGTGGTATAATATATAATGAATAAAGGAAATAATAGGCACTAAATTTATATACCTTTATTCAATGTTCTTTGAAAAGGAGGTGTAGGAATGGAATTAGTTTATAGTACTGGTGGTAGAGAGAAGTATTTTAAAGCTGAGAAGGTTGGAGACTGTGTAACTAGAGCTATCTGTAATGCTACAGGTAAAGATTACTTAGAGGTTTATAATGATTTAAAAGAACTTGCTAGCCACGAACGTATTACTAAAAGGAATCCTAAGAAGTCTACAGTAAGAGACGGAGTTTCCAAATCTATATGTCATAAATATATAGAAGATACATTGGGTTGGAAGTGGCACTCTTGCTGTGGAATAGGTAAGACTAATAGAACTCACTTATTAGAATCAGAATTACCTAGTGGAACTTTAATAATACAATGTAGTAGACACTTAACTTGTGTTAAGGATAGAGTCTTATACGATACTTATGACTGTACCAGAGAAGGAACGAGAATGGTCTATGGCTATTGGTCAAGAGATTAGGAGGAACTATGACTAAGATTCATTACAATGAGAAGTATCTTGAACGTAGATTCAAGAACTGGGCTCTCGTTGAATTAAGATTATATTTAGCGGAACTTGAATTAAAGAATAAAGAGAAGACTATAACAAGTGAGGAAGCATTATGTATTCAACCTGTTAGAGAAGAAATTCAACGTAGAGAAAAATTAAAAGGAACTAACTAGATTAGTTCCTTTTTTATATATTAAATTTAGATGTTATAGATAAAGGAGGAATACTTATGGCATTATTTAATAGAAAATCTAAACAACCTCTAAATGAGACATCTTCAGGACTTGCTCAAAACTATGAAGTAGCAGGCTTAGAAGCATATAACTTTATTAGAGGGTTAAGACTTATAGCATCAGATACTTATAATACGGACTATGTATTAGACAGAATGATGGATGACGCTATTATATCAGCAGCTGTCGATATGTATATAGACGACGCCCTTCAAGTAGACCCACAGAAACAAGAAATATTCTGGGTTGATGTTGATAATACAGATGACCGTTTTGAAAAGGACCTTGCTAAAGGACTTACAGATGAGTTAAATAGATTCTTAAAATCTGATTTAAGAATGGACAAGGAGTTAAGAGAGATACTTAGAAGAGTTATTATCTATGGTCAATGTCCAGTAAGAATGGACTTTATTGATAAGTTAGAGGATGATAGGTTAGCTTTAATAGATAAGAATAAACCTACATTTGAAGCTATCTCTAAACCAATATTTGATGAGCTTCTATCTGAGAATTCAAAGACAGATAATATGACAGAAGCATTTACTATGTTAAATGAGGAAGCAATCAAGAAGTTAGACTTTGAGAATATGACAGAACTTGGAACTAGAAAAAGAGTTGTGTCTTATCTAAATGAAAGTTTAAAAGAAGGAAAGAAGAAACTAACTGAAAGTCAACTACTTAATGAAGATATTTTATCTAAGGGAAAAGACGAAGATATTAGGAGGTTAATAAGAGGAAGATGGTTTACTGAAAATATATCTTCTGGAACTAATATCTGGGAGCTAGTAGCAAAAGGAAAGACTATTGCTTATATGGACGTAAGAAAACCAAACTTCTTCATAAGTCCAAAGAATATAGTTAACTTTGCTAATTCAACAGGTAAATATCATATTAATTTTGAAGTAGGACCATATAATGATAGTATTACTAATAAAGATTACTTTGTATTAAGAAGAGGTCAATCTTATTTAGATAACTCTATTGTAGCTTGGCAAGTATTAAGTGCTTTAGAAGATATATTAATGCTTACTCGTATGACTCGTTCAACTTTATATAGAATCTTCTCTGTTGAAGTTGGTAGTAAAGGTGATACTGAGACTAAGAGGATTCTAAATGAACTTAAGAATAGAATTAAGTCTGATGAAACTATTAATGTAAAAGAAAAAATATATAACTCAGAAATGAGACAAGTACCACTAGGTGATTCTATATTTATACCAACAAGAAATGGTATAGGTAATATAGATATTAAAGTTGTTGGTGGAGATGTTAATCTAAAAGATGCTATTGACTTAGACTACTTTAAAGATAAGTTATTTGCAAGTCTTAGAATACCATAAGCTTTCTTAGGATTCTCAG